AGTTATCAACGGTCGTAGACAAATAATAGACCGCGGTCGTAGCGTCTGAATCTGTGATGTCCTCTGATTTGTTATAAATCGTCGAGACGGCATTGATCGTGGATTCCTGGACCACCACTTGCAGGGTTGAAGTATCAATATCATCATTGGGTATTGTGAATTCTGATCGGGGATTACTGACGGGATCATAGGTAAATGTGACCGTCTGAGGGATTCCCGCTTTCAATTCGATATTGGTGAATGGGAATACCCCATTTTCCTTATAACTAGTATGAGCATCCCCGGCGACAAATGTATAATTGATCCCGTCAATGGTCTCCGCTTGAAACTCCGTAAAACGATCCAGGGTTAACGTACCCTGTGTGTTGCCCCCAGGAGGTGTAACCGTAAGATTGATAATCGCGGTGGGTGCCCGGCGCGAGGTGGGAGTGTAATTCAGTTCTTTCGCCTTCGACAACAACGAGTTGCGAACGACGGCCGTATCAATGAATGATTCATTGGCCAGCATATTCAAATAGTAGGCGTTATAATAGGTGTTATAGGCCAGCAGGTTTATGAGGATTGACATGGCCGAACCTTCAAAATTATAGTCCTTGAAGGTGCTCTGGGACGTGAGGAAATCTTTGAGGTTCTGTTTAATATCCTCAAATTCTAAAGTGGTGATGTTCAGTTTGTCTGCCATTGTGCCGCCCTCTCCAAATTTCTGCCGCCAGGCATTATCGGATTCGTTCTAGGAGTAAATTGACAATCTCTGCCTTTGGATTGATACCAATATAGCATTCCAGGTGCACCGTGTATCCATTATTATCGGGGTCGACATCGACCGTGAGTATGTCAATTTTGACCCTGGGTTCAAAGTTTACAATGGTCTCACGAATAAACCGCCTCAGGTCGTCCGCCGTGAAGGGGGTAATATTCTCAAACAACAATTTTCGGATGTTACTCCCTATCTCAGGACGAAATGGGATCTCAAAGTGGTTCAGCATCAGCAGGTTCTTGAGTGACGCAATGACCGACGCCTCATCACGAATCAACACCAGGTCTTTTCTGACCGGGTGGAATCCGAAGTTGAGATCGAAGTCCTGATAGATCGGAGTGATTGGGCTGTCCATAGTCTTATTTATGCGTTCTTATTTGGCTAAAGGTTTCGAGAGCACATCGAGCAGACCACCTGGATTTAGATTCGAGACAGATTGGAACAGAAAGGCGATGCAGGGATCTTTAGATGCCGCTTCCATGGCCAATCCGACAGCCGCGGCTTGGAGTTGATTGACACAATTCTGCAAGAACTGGGAATCTTTGTCTATGATTCCATTGACGGTATTGGTGACATTGGTGACGGTCTGGGTAAGATCAGCAATCGTGGCCACCCCATTGGAAATCTGCTCCCCTATGTCGGCGAGTTTACTGGTCTCCCCGTCAATGGTGCCCTGTGAGAAGATACCTGTGGCCCCACCCAAGGCGCTAGTGCAACCACTGGCCGCATTGACCAACGTCATCATCGTTTGCATTTGCCTACCCACCGACATAATTTGCTGTAGTCCGGGGGTACTGATACCTTGGCTCTGAAGCAGACCGGACAATCGGTCCGTATGAACCATAAAATTTCCCATGCTACTACGGAGATCCTGGAGACCTTGCCCCGCCAGATAGGATTGTGCCTCGGCCGCGCTAATCTTACCGGTGCCAATCACTGGTCCTGCCGCAATCGATTGTAACTTTGACTCTACGCTATCCACGGAGTTTCCCATAAAATTGACCGTACCGACCATGGGATTTGAGAATAAGGCTCCAGGATTTGAGGTAATACGGTCCACCAATGACAAACTCGTCGAGCTAATGCCTGAAGTGGGTGCCGGAACGGACGTGGGAATACCTGGAATATTGATGCCGCTGGTATCAAGACTAAACGCCATAATTATCCTCCACAGAATGTATCCGGAGAACCTGTTAAAATTATCGTACCACAGTCAGTCATGTCATTTAACCGTGACGCACCGTGACCGTTGACAAAGACGGTGGTTGATCCAGTGCCCCCCAAAGGTTGATGTAGGACATGGGGCCCCCAAGGATCCCCTATGCGAGCGATGGCGTACCCGTTACAAAACACCGTAGGAGATCCTATAATACAGGGGGTAGAATCCCCGACATGTCCACTGTTCAAATCCTGTCCTACTCGCGCTACCCCTGGCATCTTACACCAACACCGCGTTATAGGTGGTCACGGCCACCTTTGTCTGCGCTTCGGCAAATTTCACCTGGCGATCTGCCAAACCGTTGGTGCCACCATTGACATACTTGGTCACCGCGACCGTGTCACTATAGAGACCCCTGTATCCATATCCCGAAGCACCTTTGAGGAAGAACCATACAGCCACATCGGCTGAGGTCGCCGGACTGGCTACCGCGTCAGGAGACCCCACAAAATCTTGATTAAAACTCCGCGCAGCAGCAAGATAATTTGCTTTCCCTGTCAACTGGAGGAACCCACGGCCTCTGAATAGCCAACCATCCAGGGACGCCTCATTGGAATTACCCATACGATTTCCATACACACGACTGGCAATCTTGTTGTCTTGACGAAGATACTCGTCAATATTATCAGTGGTGAAGTATTTAGACCAGGTACTCAGCAGTCCTTCCCGCGTATACTTGAAACTTTCTGTCAGGCGCTTGAAGCCGCCAGACTCATGATTCGTTTGGGCATAGATGGCCGCACGTTGAGTAGGATCGGTGAGTTTGGCCCGATTCATGGCACGGATCATCACATCAGCCCCCTCGGCTGAAGAAATGGCCCCTGTGGTAGCGACCGATGGTGGTGCCGGAATATCTGTCGGCGAAGCCACTGGACCGGATTTCACATCCAAAGGTTTCCTATCACTGACATTCGCCCCTGGGCGTTCTACCAAAACTTGATTTCCAGGAGTCGAAACCTCAGGAGTAATCACCTCATCAATGGTCGTGGTGGCCGAGACTGTGGTACTGATCGGTAAACCTGGTTCCCCTAACGGCGGAGGAGAAGGAAGATTCAAGTTCAAAGGCACACCATCGAGTGACATAGGACCTGCGGTAAAATGAGATTGCATCGTGGTGGCCTGTGACTTGAAAGACCCTCCAGCCTTGATATACACATCCTTTCCCGCTTCAAGACTGATATTCTCACCTGCCTTAATATTGATAGACTTCTTGGCGGTAATCGTACAATCCCCATTCACATAGAGCATCTTATCTGCTAGGACAATCTCATAAGAATCGGCATTGACACGTTGTACCTTATCACCGTTGGGATGATATTCGTCAAAGGTACCTGACCGATGGTAAATATGAATACGCTCAGCCCCAGGTGTATCATCAAACTCAACGATATGCCCCGATTCTGTTTCCATCACTCGATTGTACGGATAGACGGCTGCATAGGGGGTCTCCGGTTCATCGAAGGTGCCACCGCCTGCCTTGGGAATTGACTTGAAGACCGAATCTTTCTTGGACTGAATAGGGGACTCTTCCAACTTCTCATTGCGGGACAAGCGGGAAAAGGTGGATTCATTGAGGCGCGAAGGATAACGAGAAGGTGTGCCTTCGGTAATCTTGACCCCATCACCTGTCGAATTGATCGTCAAGGACGTAGGCTGCTTGGGGGCACTGGACAAAGAGGTGCCCTCCCGAGGATCCACGAATCCTATGGAGGGATTTTGAAGTTGTGTCGGAATGCCTGGAAGAATACCTAGAATGATAGGGCGTTGGGCCTCAGTGCCATCGAGGTAGAACCCTGCGACCATATCACCTTCTTTGATTTGCAGGGACGCATTATCATTCAAAGGGATCAAGGCCTGGGCCCAAGGGAGATCCTCTGTGGGCATCAAGGACTTCTTATCAGTATGGGAACCTGCAATGCGGACCTGGCAACGCCCCACCTTCAGGGGGTCCTGGCGGCTTTCCACAACACCGATCCACCAAATAAATTGTGCACCCAAATCATTATCAAACATTAGAGTTTCCTTAACTGGTGTAGACCAGGGCTATCCTGCAACGCAGGGGATAACTTATCGTGGATTGCATCCTTGGAGAGTTCGAGGACGCAGACATATTTTTCCCGATCCAACTTGTGTAGCACCGATGTAATAATATACTTACCTGAATACAGCGCATCGGGCAGGACTCCAGTGGCAGCAGAATTCTTGAAGGCGGCAGGGAGATTCAACTTAATCACCTGCCCCACTTGTAGCCCCAGATGTCCCGGGACGACGACCCTGATCCTAAAGGCATGGATACCTGACAAGTACGCATTTCTCTGGAGCAACCACTTCTCCACACTCATCGAATCGTGCCTGACTCTAGCACAACTGGTATACTGGTCAGTCTGTACTGTGGCCGTACGATCTTTCGCTTCCGAGAACACCGAATACTTCTCCAGGTGCTTGGTGGTATTAAACAGCACATCGCCACCCACGGAAAGTGTCGTGATCTTTTGATCCATGGTATTCACTCGGGTCATTGTGCTCGCATACATACCGGTAGGAATGGAACTCAGAAGATCGGGTCCCTGAAGAATCTCAAAACTTTCGATGGACTCAAATCGTTGCTGTAAGTCTGACTTTTGTGGATTCTTTTCACCTCGAAAATTCGCAGGCATATAATTCAATTCCTGCACCGGTGTTTGCTGTGATAAGGCTTCAACGGAGTGGAAATGGAAACCCTGGGAATCTTCAAAAAAGAGAAAGGTACAACTTTTATCGTTTCCAGCGGTCGCAAGCCTGGACAACCAGTTGATCGTATAGAACGGAGTCCAGAGGGGAATCACCACATCAAAATTCTGAGTGGTGGCAGTGATTTCCTTACTGGGCAGCTTGACCGCCGTGATTCCCAGGTACGACCTGGCAATGTCCGTCACCATCTGTGAGATCGAACGCCCTTTGTAGGCCTTAGAAATTTTTACCGATTGATCGATCAGTAATTCCTCAGAACAAAAATGTAGAAGATAATCCTCAGAGAATGTACCGGTGCGCTTGCGGTCGGAAAACTTGTAGACGCGAAACACTTTGGAAAGTTTTAGGGGAATTGATGGCTTTGAAAACGCGACAATCAAGTGGGCATCACCAACTAATCCTAACTTGTTAATCAAGTCCTGTGTATCGTTAATCAACACCGTGCCACTCATGACATTAGAGAAGAGATCCTCAAATACATTTAATTCGCTCATGACGAGCCGCAGATCCACGGAACGACCATTCGCTCCCATGAGGACCAACAACTCAAGTTCAAATTCTATGGCTTTTACCATACCGGTTGCTGTGGACATTATCGTTTCAGACTACCCAATTCTTTAGTTACCTGTGAGAGGTATGAATTGTTGAGGAGGACGATCTTGCGTTTTTCATTGTTGCGCGATTCCTCAAAGGTGTAGCAATCCACCGTGGCCTTGGTAACCGTCTCGGTCACCGTTCCACCATCAGCAAAGGTGTAAACACGGGTGTCCGATGCCGGCATGGAGTCGTACATGGTCTGATCGATGATCGTGGTGACCTCACTGGTGGATTCAGGAAACTCATCAAGTGACGCTAGACCTAGGTCCATGGCCTGCTCAAAACTACCTTTGAATTGTTTCGTGATGGTTTTGGTCCAATGGTGTGTCAGTGCCGATGCGGCAGGAATACTTCCGTACAAGTCAGACACATAACGATCCAGGTCCGTATTCGTCTTGGGCCAATCAAGAATGGGATCCACTATATTGTTCATGAGTGTCACGAGCCAGTGATAATCGACAGACCCATAATATTTATAGGCAAGAAGTTCCGGTGTATCACCTTCCTGAATCTCATAAGCATAGAACATCAAGGTACGTTGCAGGAGATTTCTGATTGGTGCCACCCGCCTGAAAATATCCGTGACCACGTCATATTCCCCTACCTGGGGGGAAGGGTTAAGTGTGTATGTCCGTAGGGGGAAATTAAGAAAATATGCGTCGGCCATCTTAGAACCCTTCCTGAACCAATTCTTTTGTGATAAATTCCAATTCTCTGAATCGCAGGGTCATACGGGTAAACACAGGAGCATTGTCGGCATAGAAGGCGGTACCATTGGGGGCATAATCAACTGTCAGATCCTCAAGGACGCATGTTGATATCTTTCCCAGGGAATCCACAGAAAACTCAAGGTCAAATTCGGAAGGCGGAACGAAGTAACGTCCAAAACCAGTCTTGTCGTCCAAAATTTCTGGTGCCTGATGAAACTTAAACAGGTAGATAATCTTTTGTACTGCTTCCGCTTCTTCGGCCGTGCGAGGGGCAAAGAAAAATTCAAACGAAAACATCCGGAGTTCTGGGGCCGTATAAATGACATCGATCTGAGGATTCACGGTCACCCCAAAGGCTGATGTTGCCAAATCCCTGTCGCCTGTGACCCCTGCTAGGGCACCTTCAACAAACGGCAAGATCCCACTAATCGCCTTTTCACCTTTCTCGCCTACGAGGGAAGACAAGGTCTTACCTGCGCCCGCCTTGGCAGCATCGATAATCGAATTACCGGCCGAGCCGGCGCCTTGGACCATGGCCACAGCAGGCAGGTCCGCCAAACTTGCGTTTTTCCACCCTTGTGAAAAACTCCATGCGAGGGTTTCGGGAATATACAGTCTGATACAGGTTCCCGTCCGTGCGGTCTTGCGGCCGAAGCCTGGCAGCTTTACACCCAGAACCGTAAATTCCTTGGATATGAATGAGGCACCGTCAGCATTCTGGTGTCGCTGAATCTCACTTCGGGCCTCGGTACCTTCTGGTGTCAGCCCTTTTGAATTATTGGTGGTATACTTGGACAGGGTAGGAATGTTAATATAGAATGTCATAAAGTAAGGATGCCGTGTACCTGGTCCTAGATCAGAGGGATAATTGATTCTCTCGTACTCGAATGCTGGTCGGTGTGCATCATCCAAGGGGGCCTTGGGGGTCTTATACCATGAATTTTTGGTTTTCGATTCGGCCATATAAATATCCTCCGTGCGTTCACTATTTATACGACACCTGGAACCCTATGTCTAGATATCAACAAGGCCGCTATACCCCCGAACAGCCCCTCAAGTATGCTGGCAATGTCAAAGAAATCGTCTATCGAAGTTCCTGGGAATTGAAGGTTATGATTCGCCTGGATCGTGACCCTGCCGTTGTCTATTGGAATTCTGAAGGGCTGGCCATCCCCTACCGCTCACCGTTAGATGAAAAGGTGCACCGATACTTTCCTGATTTCCTCTTCAAGGTCAAATCCAGGGACGGAACCGTCAAAACCTGGATGGTAGAAGTGAAGCCACATGCCCAGACTCAACTACGGACCCAGAAGCGCAATACCCGCAAGTTCCTTTCCGAAGTCGCCACGTTTGCCGTCAATCAGGCTAAATGGGCGGCCGCCGAAGAATTCTGCAAGGATCAAGGCTGGTTCTTTCAGGTGCTCACAGAAAAGGACGAAAAGTTCGTATAAATAGCACTATGACTACCCAACAAGGAAAATCGTGGCTCCTTCAGAAAATGAGGGATACCGTCAATCCCCCAAGTCAAGGAGATATCCTCAGGGCTCGCTCGCGCCAGCGTGGCACCTCGTCCCTGGGTCGGATGTACTTCTATCTCTATGATGCCAAGGGTAAAGAAGTGCTACCCTATTGGGACAAATTTCCCCTGGTCATTCCTATTGAGCAGTATTCCGATGGATTCCTTGGGTTGAATCTGCATTACATCAGCCCAGGTGCGCGAATGGCTCTGTTGTCTGGATTAAAGCAGTTTGTCACAGGGTCCAAGAATGACGAGCGCACCAGGATACAGTTGTCCTATCCCCTACTCAAAGCGACCCACAGAGCCTACGCTGGGTTGGCCTGTGTGAAACGATATCTCTACCCCCATATTCGCTCGCGGTTCATCGAGATTCTTCCTCACGAATGGGAGATTGCCTCGCAAGTACCTGTGCAGAATTTCCATAGTCAAACGCAACCTATTACCGCCCCACAGGTCTGGGCAGAATCCGCAGGTAAATAACATGGCTGGGTTTTATGACGCATTCCTCACCCATCTTAATGTCGCTGGTGTCTCTAGGCTATCACATTTTTCCCTGTTGACTCCAATGCCACCGGTGGTCACGGACCCGAAATTTGCAGGGTTGCCTGCAATCCTTTCCATGAGGTGTGAAGGTACCGACCTACCTGGGCGCCAACTGTCAAGCCAGGATATTAAAATCTATGGCCCGACCTACAAAGTACCCCATCAATCATCGTACCAAGAGATCACCTTGACATTTTTGGAAACTCAATCGTTCATCATACGGGATTTTTTTGAGCGGTGGATGGGGGCCATCTGGTCGGAACGTGATAACCTACTCAAGTACCCCAACTCCTACCGGGTCGATATGTACTTGAGTCAGCATAGTACAACCACGGTTGCAGGAACTCTTCCGCAACCAAATTCACCATCAAATACAGGCGAGTTTGGGTTGCCGATTATCGCGGAATGGAAATTGATTTCGGTATTTCCCACGGCCGTCAATCAAATGCCTGTGTCATGGTCCGAAGAAGGTCTGCACCGTGTATCTGTAACCTTGGCCTACGAATACTATGTCTTGACCGGGGACGTGCAGGAAGACCCAGGGATGGTGGCCACCTCCACGCCTGAGACAGCAAGACGAGACACATTATTGGATTCCGCCTTGGAGAAGGCCAAGGCCCGATTGAAGTCCTTTCTTCCTTTTTAACCATTAGACAGAGGTGAATCATTATGGCATTACCCAAACTTCCCGTACCAACCTATACCGTCAAGTGCCCTTCAGGTAATGTGGTGACCTTTAGACCCTTCCTCGTCAAAGAGGAAAAACTCCTGATGATTGCGATGCAATCTGGAGACCATGAGTCCATGGTGAATACCACCCAGGTCATACTGGAAAATTGTGTGGCCCCTTACACGGATATCAAAATTAGTAAATTACCACTCTTTGATGTGGAATTTTTATTCTTGCAATTGAGGGCACGCAGCATCGGGGAAACCGTGAAACTCAAATATGCGTGTAATCAGAAGATCGAGGCCAATGGGGAGTCGAAGGTGTGTGGTACCTCCTCAGAATATCAGGTCAATCTCCTTGAGATTACACCTACCTTTGGACAAGGGCATGAGAAGAAAGTCATACTGTCACCAACGATGGGATTGATTCTTCAATATCCCACATTCCGGTCTTTTCAGAATCTTAAAAGGGACGCCCTCACAACCGAAGAGTCTTTTGCCTTTATCAGTGGGTGCATTGAGTCTGTCTGGGACGAGAACACGGTCTATACGCTCAAAGACGTGGCCAAGGCAGAAGTGGAGGAGTTTGTCAATTCATTATCCCACAAGCACATTGAGGCGATTGATACCTTCTTTACCACGATGCCCAAGATCGAACACACCCTGAAGTTTGCCTGCCCCAAGTGCGGGCACAAGGAAGATATCGTGGTACGAGGGCTTGACAGTTTTTTCGGCTAGTCCTGTCTCATGATAATTTGGCGAACTATTACACGACCACCTTCGCCTTGGTACAGGATCATAAATTTTCATTGAGCGACCTAGAGGAGATGCTCCCCTGGGAGCGCATGATCTATCTGACCCTAGTGAATCAGCGAGTAGAAAAAGAGAACGAGCGCATTAAACAGCAGAATAATCAAAACAGGAGACGGTGATGGCTGACGAATATAAAGACCCTGTACCGACAACGATCAAGGACCTGGGTGAACAACTCAGTGCCATGAAGGAGGATCTCAACAAGTTGTCAGGTGCCGATAAAGTGGCCCCTGCACCAGCGGATAAAGATCCCGTCACAGAGGTCAAAAAGGAATTTTCCTCAATATTCAAAAAATTACACGACAGTCTCAATGGGATCCAAGGGGTGTCCCCAGGTGGCGTCACTGGGGTGAAATCCTCCGAGTCTCAAGAAGGTACCGCCACTATCGACAACAAAGGTCCGAAGGTTAAATTAGACCCTGAGACTATCGAAGCCTTGACAGGTGATCGCAAGGGTTTCAAGGGGCGCAAGGATCGCGTCAAGAAAACCAAACGAGAACTCTTAGGCCTTAAAGAATTAGCGCACGAAAACGCCGGCGCCGCAGCCGCCGACGCCCTTATTAACAAAAAGAAGGGGGTCCTGGGAGCCACAGGAGCGGCAGTTAAGTTCACGGCCAATAAAATCAAACAGGCACTGATTGAAAAATTCGATCCTCTGCGAGCCATCAATCGTGCGACTGGTGGATCAAAAATTGCCACGGTACTCGCCGGTAAGGCCATGTTCCGTTCAGAAAAAAGTATTCGTGCTATCGCAGGCATGGACCGTCGAATGGGTCTGGAAGGTACCAGAGCGGATCGTAACAGTGCCAGTGGGTCCGGGTCTCCTTCCCCAGTGTCTTCTGGTGCAGGTGAGCAAAGTCAGTCTCCTTCCCCAGTGTCTTCTGGTGCAGAAGGACAGGGTGACTCAAGCACACCTATTCTGGTAAGAATTGATAAAGGGGTGGCTCAGGCTGGAGCCCTCCTCCGGCTCATTGCCGAAAAGCAGGGGGTAGGAACCCAACATTTAGAGGCACTCGATAAAGCAAACGAGGAGATGCTGAAGTTAGAAGATCAAGCCAGGGATGAAGCCAAGGCGCAAGCGGCGGGACAGGAAAAAGAAACGGTCATCCCTAAAGGACCTGGAGGTCTCGAAGGACTCCTCAAGGGATTTGATCTAGGTAAATTATTCGATAAAATATTCGATATGATAATCAACAAAGGCTTCTCCACGATCCTCAAGACCGTGATGAAATGGGCACCTCTTATCATTGTAGGGTTAACCGCGGCCTGGGTGGCGTTCACGACCGATTGGAAGAAGATGTGGCATGACCTTGTGGTCGTATGGGACATGTGGGTCGGTGACATCGGGGAATGGTTCAAGGAGATGTGGACCTCTATCAAAACAATCTGGACAGATATGACGGACCCTGTGGTCAAGGTCTTCCAGGATCTGGTCGGGGGCATTACCGCAAAGATACAAGAACTCTGGTCATTGATTAAGCCATTCTGGGATACCATTACTAGCACGATCAAGTCCGTGGTCGATGCGGTCATGGGCAAAGTGAATTCCGTGCTGGAATTTCTAGGAATCAAGGACAAGCCGGCGGCAGAAGGAAGTTCCCCAGGCATCATATCGGGTGCTATTGGGGGAATCAAAAAGTTCTTTGGTGGAGGGGAGACACCAGCGGTTTCTGCATCAACACCCGCCACGGTGGGTGCTCAACGTCAAGAGGTACCAGTTTCACAGACAGGGCAGGCCCTACAACAAGCCCATGATAATAGGGAGCAAGCGGTCTCCAAGGGAAATTCTGTGGCCATGAATAATATCAATGCCAATAAGACCACGAATGTCACGAATAACAACACCTCTGTGGCAGGTCAAGCAGCGAATCCAAGGAATACAGAGTCCTCCTTCATGCGGGCCATGCACGGTTCCTACGCGCCCTCCTAAACCCTGTTTTTCGGTCTTTTGGGGTCTAGGTGCAGTCTGAGTCATCCTACCAGGGATAACCGTTCCTGGGCCTTCCTCCGTCGTTTTAGACACAGAAAAGCCCCTAAGTTGTAAGAACTTAGGGGCCCACCGTTTCCTTAGCTGAAAACTCTATTTAGCCGCCATCAGCCAGCTTCTTGAAGAACTGCATATCATCATCGTCGGTGATATCATCTTCCTTGGTCGTGTCAATCACCCCTGGGATCTTTGAGGCCACTTTGATTCCCGCATCAGGATCGTTGAATGCCTGGGCACCAACGGTCTCGGCTGTGGTGTTCTTGTCGGCACCCAAGACTCGTTCCAAACGGATCTTGAGTTGATCGTAGGTCTTGAAGTTACCAGCATCCAAGAGAGGCTTCAAGGCCATCTCGGACTTCCAGATCGCCTCTAGTCTGGTCTCATCGGTCGACACCGGGGTCTGTGCGGCAAATTCAGAGATATCATAGTTTCTCTGCCCATCCACCTTGCGAGCCCTGAGTTTGAAGTTGGCACCGTCCCACAGATCGAAAGGCTTGAAAGGCACTTCATCGGGGAATTCGGTGTGCATCTTCTGGTACATCTTGTCGAAAATCTTCTTGCCAAACTTGAACAGCTTGACCTTGCCATCATTCTCTGGGTTCGCTGGATCGGAGACCACCAGAATGTTGGCCGTATAGGCCAATTTGCGCTTACGGCTACTGGCAATCTTCTTGTCAGAATCCAGACCAGAATTCCAGAGCGCATTGTTGGACTCACAGACCGGGCACTTTTGATCCAACGTGGTCGGGCAGAGTTCGATCAACCAACCACCAGTACCTTGGAAGGAGTGGGAGAATGTACGCACCCACGGTAGCGCATCTTCACCATCTTGGCTGGGCTTATCGAGGAACCGAATCACGGCGTGGCCGTTGCCGGCCTTATCGACCGTCAGATTCCAATATCGATCATCTTCGCGTTTGGTGTTTGAGGCCGCCGCAATCGCCTGGGCGAATTGCTCGACGGAACCGCGGGAGCGTTTGAGGGCAGAGAAACTGAGGGGAGTTGGAACGGTAGACATAGAACCTCCTGGGATAATGTTAAGAACACATATAAGAGACAGTATACGCTTATTTAGTTACTTTGTCAAGCGAGTTTTGAGCCATGCTCGAAAATTCTTCATGTCAGGTAAACCTAAAAATGGCGCATACCGAAGACACTTATGGGCAAACACTGGGTAGAGAATTGTATCACCAATTTTGGTATCCCACATGGGGAAAAACCCTATGGCTTGATTCAGGGCAATCAAGGTCTCTCGGTGAATTTCGTCTTGAAACGCCATGACCAACAACCTGGGAAATTGGGCATCATGTACCGCAAGTAAATCTTTGAAGTTACCACACCGTTGCAGGATATAATTTAGATCCTGGTCTATCAGGTATTCCAGCGATTCTTTCGCCTTCAGGCGCTCCAGGTAGACGCCGTTGGACTCCTCCGTGAGAAGATCCCTGACCCAGAGCACCTGTCGGCTAAAGAAATTGGAGGCCAGGAAGAACTCTAAAGTCTCCTTGTCGGGATAC